TGGCATGGGCTACCTTTATTTACTGGCAACGCCTTTGGTCTTCTCAAAAGAACGCATACCGGCAATGCCCAAGATGCCTGATAATATCACCCAAAGCTGGTCTGCGTCCAGTACTGGCGGGGGATCCATACCCACTGGCACCCAGCCCATAGCCTGCAAATATTTCCATGCCCACTGAAACAACGGGTACAGCAAAAACTGATAGCCCATAGCCGCTACACCAATCCAACCGATGGCCGGACGCCAGCCGCTGACGAACACGCTACTGGACGCAGCTTCAATCTTGTTGACCTCAATCTGCGCTAGGTCTGTAGCTTGGTCTATGCGCTTCTCTTCGAGATCAAGCTTACGCTGCTCAATCTCCATCTCCATCTTTTCTTTATCAGTGGTGATTAGGTCGCCAGCAACCTTGCCCACGGCTTCAATAATTGATCCAACGGCAAGCAAGCTCATTTCAAACCTTTCAGTGTGCGGTTTAGCCAGCCTTTGAGGAACTTAACTTGCACGGGGTTCTTGTTGCATATCTCAACGTAGCGGGCAATCTTAGCCAAGGCATACTGCTCCTTAAACCGCTGGCCATCAGGAATCTGATTGAGCTTCTCAATGGTCTTTGCACCAATACCACCGTCAGGGGTAGCACCGACCACAAGTTGGGCCAGCTTCACGGCCATGCCCATACCAGCATTTACACCAAAATTAAAGATGGTGTTGGCTACATCTTGGTTTGAAATCTCATTACCACGCATCTTGTCCCAGAACTCAATTCGATAGAACTCACGCACCATAGGAGTCAAGGAGCCACCCATTTCTTTCTTATCCACTAGCGCCCAGCCGGGCCATTGGGGGTTCTTGTTACGGGCAATACCAGCATAGGTCATGCCGCCCGTGTCGCCGGGGACTTCGTGGAGGACGTAGCCGCCCTCGTCTTGCATCATTTGTTCAAATGCTGGTTCAAACTGAGCCATTACTGTTTACTCCTTGAAAGCATGGTGGCTGCAATATCCATCATGGTTCTCGTTACTTGAATGTCGGCTGGTTCACTATCCCAACCCACAGTAATCTGGCCTACAAATCTGTTTGGGTCAGGTGGAATACTGATTCGGCAAGTGTAGGCAACCCCCTTGGCGATGTACCACAAACCCATCTCGGACTGCGCTGAACGGTATTCTCCGCAAGGTATTTCACTAGCCATCAGCTTCACCACATCTGCATTGTTGGCTGCGTTCTGAGTAAACAAGCCCACGTCCAACCCATCGTTGGTTTTGTCTCTGCCTTCTTTGGTGTAAGCGCGATAGAGCACTCGGGTTCCAAACATAGGGTTTACTTTAAACACAGCAACAATGGTGGCGTTGGTGGTTTTAAATAAGTGGGCAGCAGCGTCTTCTACCCTATCCTCGACAATGCTTGGCATCTTCTTAGACTCTTTGTACGCACCCATCAATAGTTCTTGGTTCTGCCAAACAAAGTATCCAGAGAACGCAAACACCGCCATGAGTATCAGCGCGAACAGTTTAAACGGGCTATCCACATAGGACAGCACTTTGCTTAGTATGTCTGCTGGCTTTTCGTCACTCATCCTAGTCCAATCATTCCAAGTAGTTTGTTCACAATCTTGTCCGACAAGTTATCAGGCAGGAACTGTAAAAACCCAAGCACCCACCAAGCAATGCACAACCGCACAAAGACTTTAAGGAAAAGGTCAAATTGCTTTTGGTACTCATTCACCGCCCACATCCTGCTTTGCCGCACATATTTTGCAACTCAGCCAAGCCAAAAGCAATCAGCGTTACAAGAAAAACAATTGCCAATCCAGCTACTAGGTAAACCGTCTGCTCTTCCTCGGCTTCCTTGGCCTTCTTCTCTTCAAGCCGTAGCGCCTTCATCTCTTTGGCATCTGCCAAGTCCATTGCGGCTTGACGCGCTTTGATCTTCTGCCACACGTCCATCTTGCCAGTAGTCATAAAGAGCAGTTTTAACTCCTCTTCAAACGCTCTGGCTTGCTCAAGCACCATCTCAATCTGTAGCGCGGTTCCCATGTTGGAACCCTTCTTGGAACGCTTGGCCTCGATCATCGCTTTGGTAGCGGTGCTCCTAGCATCAAACATCTTGCCAATCATCGGGGCAAGACCGCCTAAATCATTGGCAACCTTGCTGGCCTTCTTGACCATGTTGATGGCATTTTGCAACCCATCTAGTGCTGCTATGGGATCAATTAAAACCACGACCAACTCCACGCAATTATGTACGTGCCAAAGATGACGAAGGCCGCAAGAAGGGCCGCCGCAATGAATGCTTCAGCCCAGTCCCACATGATTACGCCAAGACTTTATCCATTGTCTCTTGGGCTATGTCGCCAGAGTCAACAAGCATCTGCAACACAGGGCGAACTGCTTCTAGGTTTGGGGATTGTTGAAGCTCAATCTTTGCAGTCTTAATTACCTTTGAGTCGTCGTTATCCCACTTGACACGTTCTATCAAGCTCATACCCGCACGGACATCTTGCATAGTCCAAAATCTTGGAAGCACGGGTGGCGTATACGCAACAGTTTCTGGAACAAGATAAACCCATGAGCCACCCATGAAAACTGAACCTACACGGGTGTCATCGGGAACCTCTGTGTTGTAAAAAGCCGCTACTTGAGGCGTGTAGTGTTGGTCAGGATGACCGGGGCAAATATCACGAACTTTGTCGTTTTCAATCCATGCGTATTTCATATTAACCTTTCCAGAAAACCATTACACAACCAACACCGCCCATGCCGCCAATAGCTGCACCGCTACCGACACTGCTGTAGGCTGCACCGCCACCGCCACCACCGGGGCCGCCTTTTCCAGCAAAGTGGGGGATGTTACTACCGCCGTTCATAGCACCGCCACCGCCCCCACCAAATCCACCATTACCGCCAATACATAATCTACCAGTAGAGTAAACACCTCCACCTCCGCCACCAGTACCTCCAGCACCCCCTATTCCACCTCCAGAGCCAGTGTTTACACCGCCACCACCTGAACCGGGACCGCCACTACCAGCAATAACTGGCAAATTAAGAGCCGAGCCATTCATTCCATAACCACCACAACCTTTTAAAGAAAGATTAACAATATCAAAATAAGACTCTGGCACGAACCCTTGGCTTTGCGCTGAAATTGAAAAATTACTTGATCCCGGGGCCGGTAGACCACCTGAAATAAATCCAAAATAATCACCACCACCACCCTTATTAGGGAACAGGCTTGTATATTGACCTGAACTAGTTGTAGCCATACTAGTGTTCCAACTTTGATTATCCGTCATGATAATGCCGTACCCGTGTGAGCCGCCACCACCTGAAGCCTGTCCGTCTTCTGCGTCAAAGATTCCGCCACCACCTGTCCCGTAGGGAACGTAGTTATAGAAGGTTGAACCAACTCCACCTACGTCATGGTTGTTAGCGCCGCCGCTACCACCCCAACCGCCTCCACCCGTTCCCCGGAAATTAGAGTTACCGTTTTGTGGGAAAAAACCGCCTTGACCGCCCGTACCGTAAGGCGATCCTGAGCCACCACCACCCGTACCATACGGAGAGCCAGCACCCGTACTCCAAGAGTTACCGCCTTTTCCACCTGAAAAAGTGACAGCGTATAGCGCACCAGACGAACTTCCTGTGCCGCCTACGTTAAGACTCGGACCCCTTGAGGTACTTCCACCAGTACCGCCTGTAGCAGTTAAAAATGTGCTAAACGAAGAAGTACCGCCAGTACCACCCGCAGAATTACCTGTGCTTGTGCCCTGAAAACCCGCAGTTCCTCCAGCACCAACCGTTACGGCATAGCCAGTACCGGGAGTTACAGCAATTAGGCCCATGGCAAAGCCACCACCTCCACCGCCAGTACCAGCGGTGTCACCGCTATAGGTGCCACAACCGCCTCCACCACCGCCCCAGACAAGCACCATGACTTGCGTGACGCCGGGAGGGGCAGTAAATGTGTTGTTGGCAAAATAGGGCTGAACAGCGTTGAACCGCTGTGCCAAGGGTAGAAAATTACTTAAATTGCTCATTAGATTACTCTCCAAGTTGAACCGTTGTAAACGAAAGTCGTTGCCACACCCTCAAGTGATAGCGTCATATCTTCTGCCGCACCCATAATTGTTTGCCCATTACGAGCAACTGTCAATGGAAACGTATCAAAAGTTCCAAACCCGTCCATCACCTGCACTGTGTTACCAGTAGAGGGTGAGGCAGGTAGTGTCAGTGTCCATGATCCTCCACTAGTGTTAGCCAAGATGTTGTCGCCTGAAGCGGCTGTGTATGTTGTAGTCTTTGCAGAGAAACCCGCGCCACCGCTTGCCGAAACCGTTACGGCACCCGTAGCCCCGCTAATTGTTATGCCAGTACCGGCAACAATGCTTGTTACACCTGCATTGGTTAGAGTTACAGAACTTCCTAAAGCAACTGCGCCGCCGCCCGACATTCCCGTACCAGCAGTAACTGTTACTGAAGAGTTAGTTAAAGCAGAATTTGCAACACCAGACAACGTGCCGCCTAAAGTTAGGTTTCCTGATGAAGTGACCGTTCCTGTTAGAGTTAAGCCATTAACCGTTCCAGTACCGCCAACACTAGTCACTGTACCGCCAGTACCTGTAGCGTTAATTGTTTGATTAGGCCAAGTGCCGGAAATAGTTACGCCTGAACCTGCGACTAAAGCAGGGGTAGCAGTGGCTGTACCACCGTTTGCTACGGGCAGTATTCCTGATACTTGAGACGTCAGGCTAACTCCTGTTAACGCACCACCAAGGGTTAGATTACCTGTGCTTGTAACGGTGCCCGACAATGAAATGCCGTTGACTGTACCTGTACCGCCCACGCTTGTAACGCCGTCAGCAACACTAGAAGATACTTTGACGTAGTCTGTGCCGTTGTAGTAGACAAAACATTTCTCGCCTACAGCAACAGTTACACCTGTTTGACCAGAAGCTTTGAACGTTACCGCACTAGTAGCGCCTGCGTGATCCACCATGTACAGCTTGCTGTAACTAGGACCTGTGATAACTTTGGTAACACTTTGTGTGCCGGTGATGCGAATCACCATGTACTGGGCTGTTGTTGACCCAATGTTTGTAGCGGACGCATCGCCGGTAGTGTTGGCTAGTGTGATTGCACCATCGTCAGCAAAAGACAGCGTGCCCGCGATGGCAATGTTTGTGTACTGCGTAATACCGTTGTTGACGGTATCGCCCCATGTACCGGAAAGCTCACCTTGTACTGGTAGAGCTAAGCCTAGTTGTCCCGTTGCGCCTGTAGGCATATAAAACTCCTGTCTATACGTAGCACTTGGCTACATTGTATTGATTATTTGCCAGTCTGCGTTCTCACTGTTGTCAATTAAACTCCAGTAAAACACAGCAAAACTGCCAACATTACCCATTGCTTGATTGCCTGTAATAGCAATCAACCTTTCGCCAATTGACATCGTGCCAACTGCGCCTGCCGCAGACACGCCTGTGAGGGCTAATGTCTTAACGGGAACTTCGTCTCCAATAAGCCCCGAAGCGCTGACACCTGTCAACGCAATCGAAATATCTAAGCCAACACTGCCAACAGAGCCAACAGCCTCAACGCCAGTAGCCTGTAGTTCGAAGGTAACTGTGTCAACCGCGCCCGACGCAACGACCCCAGTCAAAGCAACCACACGCTCAACAGCAACACTGCCTACAGAACCCGAAGCTACTACACCATCTTCACTCTCAACAATGCTTGGCGTTACGGCTCCCAGTTGACCGCTACCAGCTACGCCAGTAATTGCAAAACTTCTTTCTCCGTTGGCAACATTGCCAACACTGCCGTCTGCCTGAACACCTGTAAGAGCAGGGCTTATGTTTACACCAACAGAGCCAACAGAACCAGCCGCCCCAACACCTTCAAGCCCAGACTCGCGCCCGGGAATTGACAATTCTCCGGGTAACCCTGTGGCCGATACCCCAGTAAGCGCGACTGTACGCTCCCCCATTGCCACCGAGCCAACCGCGCCATCAGCTTGAACACCTGTTGTGTCTGCATTCTGGATAACCTCGCCAGTCATAGTGCCCACAGCACCCGCTGCTGCAACACCCGTAATGGCTACAGAAAGAAAACTACTTACAGTGCCTACATCCCCTGTGGCTACAACACCGTTTTCCGTAATATCGTTTACTTCTGTAACGTCCCCTACTGCACCAGAAGCCAAGACACCAGTAAGCGCTTGCTCTTTAGCAGCAGCAACTGTACCGACTGCACCAGAAGCACCAACACCAGATAACGCAACAGTAACGCTAACACCCGCAGAGCCAACAGCGCCAGACGCAGCAACGCCAGAGAGTTCAGATTGCTGACCTCCCCAACTATTACTGCCCCACGTCCCTGCGCCCCATGCGGTTGTCATGTCCTGCCCTCCTGTTTAGGAGGATCAGGTTGTTGCCAAACGGATCAGCGCAGTGGTTGTTGTGTTAGAAGGCATCGTCAAGGTGAACGTACCAGCAGTCACAGTCTGTGAACCAAAGGTGTGCACGCTTACTGCTTTATCGCTTTGCGTTGAGTTATAAATCAACACGGCATCAAATGCTGTAGTCAATGTTACGTTGGTGTACGTAATACTGGCTGAAGGTGTAACAAACGCAACACCCGCTGTTGCGGAGCTATTAGTTGCTGTTGGGGGTGTGCCAAATGTAACTGCCACGCCGCCAGCCGTGTAGTTTGTACCTGTAACTTCGTTAGTAGATGAGTATGCGGTTGTAGACGCATTCACTGTAGCCGAAGTTAAATACAACGCTCCTTTAAAACTGTCTGTTGCGCCGGTTGCGCGAACTGGGGCAGTGCCAAAGTTATGGGTTGCGGTCATCAACTCGCCCATGAAGCTTGTTGTCATTGCTTGGGTATTTGCCATGATTGGCTCCTTAGTTAAAAGATGCGGCTTCTACCGCAGAACTTACATTTTTCTTAAGAGCCACATGCACAGAACGATGCACAAGCTCCCCGTCTAACCAGTACTCCACCCATGTGGTTGACTCGTTGTCATTATCCAATGAACCTTCACGCTTTTCAAGCAATGAATCGTCCATGTCGCCTTTGGTTGTAGTAACAATCAATTTGAACTCCTAATTAATGAAGTGGTTGGGCCGTTAGTCGGCATTGTGATGGTGAAAGTGGTTGTAGAAGTTTTGTCTGAACCAAAATCCAATACCGCTACAGACTTGTTACCCTGTGTGACGTTGTAGATCAACGCACATCTTGCGGTGATTGCACCTGTCCAAGAGATGTTTGGGAAGCCCACGTATGCTGTGTATCCAGAAGACGCAACCGTGATGGGTGTTAACTGTGCCCCGCCAGCAGAGTAAGTGCCTGTATTAGGTACTTCATTGGTCGCGCTATACACAGTCGTATCTTCATTCAAATCCGCGCTGGCTGTGTACAGGGCAATCTTGATAACGTCAGTCGTCAGATCGTGTATGCCTTGATACAACTGCGCCTTAAAGCTCGTGGTCTGGGTCTGGATAATAGACATATCAAGTTACCTTCTGACGGAACTGACCAGAACGGTAAGCGTCTTGACGCTCCATACCATCACCCAGACGTTTAGCCAGTGCAAGAGCTTCCATGAACTTGGTGTTGTAAAGCTGCATCATGTCTTGCTCACCCTTCATGTAGGTGTAAGCCTCAACCAGCGAACCGTACAGCAGCACAGAGTCAAAGTTGTCACCAAGCCATGTAGTTGAAGCCGTGACAATCGACTGAGGGTAATAGTAGTAATGCAACTCAACTGTGTAGTTGGCATCGGGCTTTGGCCCCACAATAAAAGTCAACTCGGTTGTAATTGTGCTACCGCTGACTGTTGGGCCAAACAAGGCGTAGTACCTTGGCAAACCTACATCGCTGGCGCTGGGGTAAGCTTGCCGAATAAAGTTAACGTCTTTATTCAGCAAGTATTCATAGTCGCCATTAGCGTCAATGACCGCCAACGAATACGAAGCCAGATAGTCATCGGGCGCACTTAAGTACGGTGTTGTTGTAGACACCACACCCGTCACGTTCTTGCGAATAGACGGGAACTGAACCGAGTTGTATATACGCTGCTCAGCTTGCTGAACGAACACAGGGATATTAGCCACGAAATCTGCTTCCGTGTTCTCCGTGTACGCCTGAATAGCAGCGCTGAGTGCGGCGTAATTCATGCCATTGGGCCTCTGGCAATTGTGCCTTTGGTTGCCGCGCCGTTACCACGAGTGACAATACCGGATGTCTTAGTGGTTTCGTTACCAGCAGCTTTGCTGATGTTACCAACGCTCACATCGTGCGCATCAAGCTTGCTGCGGTTTGGAGGAGTGCCGGGGTTTGTAGAAGCAGGCGGGTTGTTAATCTTGGCCATGTTATTTCCCTTGATTTGCAGCGCGAGATAAGTTACGTCCCAAGCGCATACGGTCATCGGTTGTAGGGCCACCAGCTTTAAGCTTTGTAGGCTTCTTGCCGGGGTGCATGTGTTTTTCGTGCTTGCCGACAGCAGATTTAATCATCTTCTTGTCTTGGGCTAAATCTTTCTTGTCCATATTAGACTCCTATGTAACGGTTACTGTAACTGTACCAACAAACGTCGTTGCCACCAAGTAGTTTGGCGTCAAAACTGCATCAAAATTACTCGCCCCACCAACAGGGTTCCACCCCCACTGAAGATCCCGCGAACCGCCAGTCAGACTGCCAGTAGCGTTTACGCCTGCCGTGACGTAGGTTGTGTCCTTGCGCGGGTTACGCACAGCCTGCGGATCATCCACTGGGTACATACCCAACAACAACTGCGGCTGATCGGGATCCCAACACGCACCACACACAAGCAGATTATAAATCTTTGTCTTCTGTATCTCTTTACGAAGCGCCGTCAATTTGAACTGTTGGCCACACCTATCGCACATGGCGATACTGTTCTTACCAGAAGCAAACCGATTGCCCATTTACGTACCGCTACCAATAAACATTTGCCTCGGAACAAAACGAACCGAAGCTTTTTCACGATCTTCATCAGAAGCCAATTGCCAAGCTTCATCGTACTGTTGTTTCAAGACGGGCAGGCGCTCAGCGCCACCTTCAATCTTAAGAGCCAAATAATAGGCTAAGCCCGCCACCATACAGGGCAGGAAGCGGAAAGGCACATCCATCGTGCGTACACCACCGCCAGCATCATCAATACGGCGCATGCGCCAGTACACAAACTGATACGTTGTGCTGTTGTCGGGTGTTGGCCAAACGGTTATAGAGGGCAGATTCTGCGTGTACACAGACACACCAGTTGAGTGTGCGGCGGCAGTTGTGCCGTTCTGCCCACGGAAGCAGTTATTAAGCACGTTGCCGGAGATGTAGCCATACTGCACTGTCTCGTTTTCAATCAACAAGAACCCTGTGGCTGGAAGCCCCGCAGTAGAAGTCAACGTAATTGTGGTGGCCGTAGCCGTGATTCCGCCGTTAAGCGTGGTGCCAATAGAAGAAGTCTGACCATCCAAACGCTGATACCACACTTGAATTGGGCGAGCTTGTTGCAGTTTGTTGGGGATCGTAGCGTACGTAGAAACACTGATACGCGTAATTGTCAGGTCAGCCTGCGTAGATACGTTACCCGCGCCCGTGCGAATCACGTGCTCAAGTAAATCCACTGTATCTACGGGTAGTGCGTAGTTGTTTAGACCCGGAGTCAAGTTGATTGTCCCCTGCTCAAACGTCCACATATTCACGCCACGGTTTGCCCAATCAGCAAACATCAAGTTCAATGAACGACGGGCTGTACGTAAATCATAGCCCGTACGCAACTCCGAACCAGCACGTTCAAATGCCTCCTCGACCAACTCATTAAGGTCAAGATTAAACGCTGCGGTTCCTGAAGTGGTCATCTAAAGCCTGCCGTTTTCTTTGCAATCGTTTTGGGTTGAGCTACGAATTGTTTTCCGGCTTTTTTGCCAGCACGTTTCGCACGCGTTGTCGCAGCGTACTCAGCAGGGCTGAGACTTTTAATCGCAGCACTAGGAAGGTATCGCTCACCCGTGTCAGAAGATTTTTTACCACTTTTGGTTCTCCATTTCTGGTCGCCCCAGTCCTTCAATGATTTCTGAGGCGCTTTCAATCTCGGTAACCCCCGCCAGCCGCCTTGTACTTCTTGGCAACTAGCTGAGCTTTACGTGCTGACCACTGACCTGCGCCAGTACCCTGCGTTGCTGCGGCTTTTACTTGAGACACAATCCTCTTGCGAAGACTAGGTTTTGTGTAATTGCCCGCCGCATTCACCTTCCCACCCTCTTTATACTGGGTGAAGTCAGTGTCGTCCCGCCGGGCTTTCTTAGCGCCCTTGGGCATCTTAGAGGGGGCGATGTCCCCCATACCGCGGCTGGCCATCATGATTTAACAGATCTTTCCGCGGGTCTTGCCTTTAACAGCAATACCGTCTGCACGTTTAGAAGCAGTCATACCACCGTTTTTCATGCCCATAGCAGAACGAATGCGCTCGTTAACAGAACGTCTATCGGTTGTACCGCTACCGCTTCTAGCGCTCTCGCGATTTGACTTTGCGCGCTCTGACACGGACATTTTAGTTTTATCCGCTGGAGCCATTTGGGATTCTTCAAACTCGCGACGGCCACTTCTAATATTAGACGGGTCAATAAGTTTAGGCGCAGGCTCGTCAAAACTTCTTCGTACGGCTTTAGGTTTTGCTTTAGGCTTTGTTTTAGGCTCGGCCTTTGTTGTATACGAAGTGCCAGACTCGCCATATTCTTTGGCGTTGGGGTTTTTCAACGCCATGTCTTCGCGTTTATTCGCCTCTTCCATTGCGTCTGTTTCACCGCCTTCGTTGTAACGTCGTTTCATGTCGACTCCTTAGCAGGCTTTGCCGCCCATGTTCATCTTGACCATCTTGCCTTTGGTCTTGCCTTTTGTAGCAACACCGTCTTTGCTAGGGGCGGCTGTTTTAACTTTGCCCATTGCCATACCGCCGCCAGCCATTTTCTTAGCAGGAGCGCCTTTTTTCTTAGCCATCATTGCCATGAAGCCAGCATTCATTTTGGAAGCCATAGTATCACCACCTTTAGAAAATTTGCGGTCTTTGTCCGCAGTTGTAAAATCTTTGCCCACAGACTGCGGGACTCCTACTTTCTTGGCAAACTTTGGACTATTAGCCACAGCCGCCATGAAATTGTGTTGTTTCTTACTCGTTGACGGCATTATTTGCCCCCTGCGTACCAGTTAACAAGCTGAACTAAGCCTGCTCCCACAACGCTACTAGCCCCACCAACAAGCATTAAAATCTTCCAACCGCCACGAGCTTCAGACAAAGTTTTGTCAATCGCCGTTAGTGTTACCTGCATAGCCTTCATGTTCTCTAACATCTTATCCATGTCGTCTTGCAAGTGCCGGATGTCAGACGCATGCGTAGCTAACTCACGGGCGGTTTGGATGGCATCTTCAGTCATATATACCGCCCCTTTGTCTTGCCTTTTATAGCGCAACCATCAGCCTCGGTTACATAACCGCCATCCTTACAGTTCCACGCCCTCAAAGACTTATTGATCCGTGAATCCGGGTCGTTGGCTGTCTTTGCGCTGGTCAGCTTCGCTTTCATCCCCTTCATGCGGGCGCAGAAAGAGTCGCGGCGTGAGCCGCCCTCGGGTTGAGGACGTTTCAGTCCGGGTTTCCCGGGGTTGGCCGCGTTGTAGGAAGCCCGTCCTTTGGCGTTCAAGCCGCCCTTCTCGGACTTGCCCTCTTTGCGTTGCCATGCTGGACTCTTAGCCATAGAACACCGTGACTTTTGCTACATTGGGTGCCGTACCGGGTAACGTAACGTGAATACTTGTATTAAACAAAATACCTTCGCCGGGAATTAACATATTAATTGGCTGTGTGCCAGTGCCAATGTTAAATTGCAAAAGAAGGGTACCGCCTGATCCACCGTCACGAAAAACTACATCACCAGCAGTGCCGCCTGATATGCAGTGATAACCTTTGAGGCGGTTGCGGCCAGACACCATAGTGCCAGTCTCTTCTGTATGCGCGGCTTTTACGTCGTATTGCATCGTCATAATTAATCTCCTTTAAAAAGGGGGCCGAAGCCCCCTAGACTAATTAGACTTGGCTGGGGTTAGCAGCGCCATCAGAGCCTTTGACGACGTACACGCAGGTAATCGTAGCAGCGCCGCCGCTGGCTGTACCAGCGCAAGCGTAAACCGCTTGGATGACCAAGTCAGATGTACCAACGTTCAGGTATGTGCCGATCTGTGCGCCTGTAACAGTCGTAGTTGCGCGGCCAACAGCCAAAGGCGTAGTAGTAGCGCCACCAACGGTAGCCAATGAGTTACCAGCGGCGGTTTGAATAGTGATGGTGTTACCAGTAGTACCAGCGTAAGCGGTGGTAATGTCTACAAAAAACTCTATGATTTGTGCGCCAGCAGGCAAGACAAACTCTGTAACAGCGGTGGTGTCAGCTACAGTGGTCAGGCCAGTCTGTGTAACAACAGTTGCGCCCATGTTGCGGATCGTGCCAGCAGTGGTGCCAGTAGTGTTTTTAACAGTGCCGAGCAGCCAAGGGCCAAGGTGTGTTGCGAATCCCATGATGTTTCCTTACATACAAGTTAAGTGCATCAATCTGTATGTCGTCAGCCGGGACTGTTTGATGCACCGGATAAGCCCGGATTAAAGTCAATATACACCAAAAGAAAAGGGGGCACAAGGCCCCCTTCACATATTTCCGAAGAAATATTAGACTGAACCGGGGGAGCCAAAGACGCCCAATGGATCAGACCAGCCGAAGCTATAACGCTCACGGGCCTTGTAACGAACGTTACCTGTGTCGAAGTCACCATCCATAGATGTGGACAACGCCATACGCTCGAAGTGCTTCAAGCCGTTAGGTACGTCAGTTGTCAAGAACCAGCCGGTTGTGTCGGTCAGGTAGTGGTTGATTGTGTAGCCGTCAGGAATCGAGCCATTGTTCTTCAACGCGTTGATGTCGTTGTCTGTTGTACCAACGCGCAGGCTGGTTTCGAGCAAACGAGTAGCAACGAACTGAAGTGCTGGGGGCACGATCAATTTCTTAGGCTTAGCAGCGATCAACAGGCCACGCTCATCAGTCCAAGCGGCGATCTGAATCACAGCGTTTTCCAACGATGTTTCATTCAAGTCAGCATTGGTTGAAGGACGATTGCTGTTAGTGCCACCAGACACCAATGGGTGCGCTGTAGAGAACAGAGCAACACCATCACCACCGGGGTAGGCTGCGCTGAAACCGTTGTTCAAGACGGATGCAGCTTTAACCTGCTTGGTGTAAGCCATAGCACGAGCCAAGCCCTTGGTGTAGCGAGCAGACAAGCTGTCGTACAAGTTATCTTCAACCGCTTCTTCAGTGATTGAGAAACCCAAGGCGATGGTTTCGTGGTTATAGCGAGCCGTGAACGCTTCTTGCGCATTGTCATAAGCAATGGCTGAACCCTCGTTCTTGACTGGAGCAGCAGAGAAACCAGACAGTTTGGTCTCTTCTTCAAAGCTACGCTCAGATTTCTCTGTTTCGTAGATTTCTTTGTGCTCTTCGCCGTAGGTGGCATACTGCAAGCCGAACAAAGCGTTCAAGCCGGGGAGCAGTTCTTTAAGTAGTTGTGCGCGTGAAATTGCCATGGTAAGTTACTCCTTAAGCAGCGTAGTAGTTGTGAACGCCAAAGTTCAACTTAACCAGAACTTCTGGAGATTGAACCAAAGCAATCGTTGCACCAGCAGTGGGTGTGGTGGTCACGGCTGCACTGATTGTCAGTGTAGTATTACCAGTTGTGGTCACAGTCGCGGCAGTAGCCACGTTTGCGCCAACGCCCAATTGCTGAAGTTGACCGCCAACCAATTGGAAAATGTCAGTTCCAACAGGAATGACTTGACCAACTGTAAGACCGGACACAACGAACGATGTCGTAGAAGTGCTTACGAAGACTGCAGAAGTGCTGATCTGTGTATCAGGAACCAAGTTCAAGATACGGAATGCACCGCCAGAGCCAACAGCAGTTGTTGTATTTGCAGCAACCAAACCGGCACCAGAGTTGCCAGAAACAGTGCTACCAACAGGCGTGTTCAACACTGCATTCAAACCAACCATTGCTGATGGGAATGAAGAGATAGTGGCAGTGGAAGCAGCAGCCACCGCAGCCATTTTGAACACTTGGTCAGGATCATCAGCAACGATCGCAGTAATGTCACCAGCGGCAACGTTACCGGGATAGTACTGAGCGTACTGACGGTTCTTGGTGGTTGGGTTTGTGTAGTAACAGCCCAAGAAAACACCAACTGTACCCTTGCTCACCAAGCTAGTGCTTGTTGAAGAGGGGATGACAAAACCGGCGTTAGAGCCAGTAGTGCCCAATGTAACCAAGTCACCGTAGTACATCGCAGTGCCGTAGTTATAGGAAATAGGTAGATTGCGGGTAGAACCAGCAAACACCTGACCACCGATCAGATTGACCGGCTTGACGCCGTAGGGGGCGTCGATGATGGGATAAGCCATAAAGGACTCCTAAAAATTATTTAGAACCAGAACCAAATCCTTGTCCGCGACTTGATGATGACTTGCGGTCAGCAAACAAGGGCATCCGAGGGTCATTATTTCGCATGAAATGATTGTCAACTGAATCCATCTGGTTTTGAGATTGATTGTTGTAATAATCAGCGCGGGCTTGGACGCGTTCCTTGGGAGCCTTGCAAAGCATCAGCCCACCAATTTCCACATTGCCGTTTGCGTTGTTACCAAACAAAGCCAATTCCGGATGATCCACTGCTTTCACCGGCTCATAACCATCGCGCATCTGTAAAGACACGTTGTTGGCTAATGCTTGACCTAGCACATGAGTCGCTACCCAGCGAAACGTGTAATCTGGATCAGGTGTCGGATCGGGCAGGTTGCTCGGCGGTACGTATACTGTACGAGCAGATTTATCGCGTGACTTAGTGTCACGATTTGATCGGTCAATTGTTTCAGCCATTTCAGTTCTCCAGTTTCGCTACTTGAGCAGCATATT